TATATTATTGGTCAGACTAATAGCCGAGTTTATGAATATGATCTGGCTACGCCATGGAATGTCAGTACGGCGACATATCTTCAGAATACATCAATAATCTTACAAGATTCTACTGCAACAGGACTAGACTTTAGTTCTGACGGAAAGAAAATGTGGATAACTGGGCAGACTTATAATGGAAACTGGGAATATAATTTGGGCACAGCTTGGAATGTTACTACTGCCGTAGCAGCTGGTGTTAGTTATGTTGGCTATCAAGAATCATCACCTCAAGCTATTAAGGTATTCCCAGATCAGGGCAAAGCGTTTATGCTTGGTTCAAGTTCAGACGCAATTAGAGAATATGTGACAAATGCGCCAGGTGTATTAATTGATTCTGGTATTGGTGCGTTAACAATGAACGCCAATACAATCAATTTTCCTTATGGTGATTTGTTTGTAGCTGGCTCATATAAAACTGAAAATGGCTCGTTGTCAATTGGTGGTGCAGCAACCATTTCATCCACAGCAACATTCTCTGCTGCTGTTACGATGTCTACTACGACATCAACTATTTCGATTGGTGGCAGTCAGACTTCAGGTATTATAAGCATCGGAGGTCAGTCTTCAGGTACTGGTTCTATCACACTTGGCAGATCAAATGCAACTCAAATTATTTCAGTTGCAAATGGCACAACAGGCTCAGGCAACACAAAGACGGTCAATATCGGTACTGGTGGACTTTCTGGTTCTAATACAGAAATAAACATTGGTTCGAATACATCTGGTGCTCGCGGTAACACTCGTATTATATCACCAAATACATTCATAACTGGTAATCTAATTACAACTACAATAGTTGGCTCTAATAATATTGTGCTCTCAACGCCATTGAGTTCAAATGCTAATATTTCGCTATTGCCAAATGGTGCTACAACTGGACTTTCTTTTTCAAGTGATGGATTATTAACTTTAAGTAGAATCAATTCTCTTGCACAAAACATACAATTTGGTTCTGCAGCAGTTGGCACTGGACATACAGTAACATTTATCAGTACAGCAGGTAATGGTAAAGGTGCTGCGTTTTCTGTGACCACAGATACAGGTTCTTTGACTTCAGGAACATTAAACTACACATTTGGTGTTCTTGGAACAACTAGACTGACTATTGCAAACACTGGTGTTTCTGTGACTGGAAATGCTAATGTCAGCGGAATTGTTAATGCTGCTGGATTTATTACATCGACTGGACTTGATCTGCTTGGTCAAGCTAATACGGTAAGAGTATCACAAAACAGTGGATCTACATTATCTTCTAAACAGTTAAATTTCGTCAATACATCTAGCGTGACCATATCTGTGACAGATTCTGGGGACGGTAATGCCAATATTGCATTAACTTCTACCAGTGGATCTGGATCTAGCAACTCAATCTCTACTGGATCTACTCTATTAGAAGTTAATGCAAACGCGCAAATCTTTTCGACAACTGGATTCTCAGCCCGATACGACTCAACTGCTAAAACATATATTGTTCGCGGTACAACAACAGGAAATACTGAAACAGAATTATTTCTAAGCACAAGCAACAACAGAATTTCCGTCGCAGCAAATTCTACTGTTTTCTATACTGTCGATATTGTGGCAAGAAGAACAGACGCGATTAATGAATCTGCTGCATTTTATCTAAAAGGTGCTGCAGATAATTTTAGTGGAACAGTGGCTGATGTTGGACTTCTATATGAAACGATTGTTGCAAGAGACGACACAAACTATAATGTAGACATCAGAGCCAACAATGCAACCGACACTATAAATATCTACGCCACTGGTGTCGCTGGAAAAACAATTCGTTGGGTTGGACTTGTTCGAACAGTTGAGGTTTCACAATAATGGGTAGATTACGCGGAATATTAAATGATAATTCTGGAAGTGGCACACTGTATACAAATACAGACTATATTGCTACAGCGAATGCCATGAATATTATTGCAAGTAGTGCAGCTAAAAGATCAACACTTCAAATCACATCACCTGGAAGTGTATTGATAGCAACAACAGGAACAACAACTCCATGGATGGCGTATTCTGATGGTATTTTAACCAAAGTCGATTTTACTTGGAGAAATATTCCTGGAGTTGGATCAGGATCCAACGGTGATCCTAGACCATCTACAAAAGACACTTGGATTTACATTTATAGAGTGGCAGTTGGAACAACAGCTACAGCTAATGGTTTTAATTTGTACGTTGATAACAGTTCAAATACTAGTTCAAACGTCATTAATTGCCCATACACTGCTGGTGATAAATTCATAGTTGCTTGCAAAAGAACTGCGCCAGGTTTTCCTGGAATGGGATTAATGACAACATTCAACTATTACAGTATAGGATAAAAATGGATATTAGAGAAGAAGCGATAGGCTATTTCGGAACAGAAAAACCGATTTACAAATTTATTGGGAATATATACGAACTGCAAGATATTGTCAGAGAACCAATTCCGATGCTTTCTGCAGATAACATTATCTATTTTACAGTACATAACACACCGATCTCATTAGAAGATTCCAGATTTTCTATTTTCGTAGAAGCGAGAACTGAATAATGTACGCAAAATTAGTAACATCTACCGCAATTACTCCAGCAGCAGCAATGCGCGATATTGTACGTCTGCTGACATCTTCAAGCCCGAACGTCGCAAACCTAGAAGGTTTTAGTCAAACTTCGAGCGTGATTGTTGACTCGACACCAGCTGGCTGGACTTATGTTGTAGGCACTGAATGCTATTTGGCGAATAGTGCTCCTATTCAGATTCGCTTCACTTCGGCGAACGTAGGAGGTCCTCCGATTGGCGCGTCTGTTAATACAGCTAACGTAATCGAACAGCATACAATTTCTGCGCCCTGCCTAGATCCACTCAGTGGCGTATTAAAATATGCAGTGTTGACTTCGCACAATAACTGCGCGTCGACAGCTTTCGGCACAACCACAGGATCACCTGTTTATTATTTGACAGCTTGCTCAAACGCAAATACTTCAACAGGTGTTCTAACTAATGAGAGTTATCGCACATATTATAATTCTGTTAGTGGTGGAAATATATCTGGTTCCGGACCTGATATTCTGACTACAATTACAGGTCAGACTGTTCATCTGATTTCAACAGCCAGACATGTCACATTAGTTCATAACCAAAGAGGTGTGCGAGCAGTTTGGGAAACTTCCCAGTCAGAAGCAGATGTATTTTATAATGCCGCGCCATTGCTTACATACGGGTATTCTAATACTGTAACTGCAGGAAGTGCTTCGTATGCTGGAAATAGTGGACCAACAAGCACATCTGCTGGTGCTACATTTAATGCACAGGTTATTAATTTCACTAGACCATCAACTGGTGTGAATATTGGAGTTCTTGGAGTAAGTGCTCAGAATCCATTCTTATACATTCATCAGCAGGGTGCAACAATAGGTGCCAATACAGTCAGAGATACAGGTCTAAGTTCAACTGGATTGACTCGTCATTTTGTGACTCCAATATTCTTCCACTCAATGGATATCGGTATCCCTATTAAGTTCATAACAGGCGTTGTACCTATTTACATGATGAAGGGCGGAACAGGAAGCACAGGAGACACCGTTACAATTAATGGAGTAGATCATTTGTACATTGACTCACATGCATCTCCTGCTATTACTGGTATCCAACCGCTCGGTTTCGCGTCATACACATACAGTTAACACACTAAAATGGCTACTATTAACGTAAGTAATTCAGATATTAGGTCTACGTCGTCAAATTTCGCGAACACGACGTCAAAAACCGTGTATTCACTTAAAAAGAATATAGAAATTAATGGGCTAGTGGATTTTAGCGTGGTCGATCCGAATAAACGCTACATGTTTATTAACTAAATAGAGCAACTATGGACGCAGGTTTGGTGTTTAAAATTATTGCAGAGGTCGGATTTCCGATCGCCGCAGCACTTGTCGCTGGTGTTTTCGTCTATTTCGTGATCAATTACATCCTTCAGAGCGTCGTAAAGGCGATCAAGGGAATGCAAGGGATTATCATGGGGCTTGAAAATCGCGTAAAAACGATGAACCATGACATTATTCGAGTAGACACGGTGGTGAGCGCAGCACTAGGGTTGCGTCCAGATATGGACCGTATTGCTCGGGCTGATGGAAAGAATGATGCTAGGAAGGATTGAGTCATGGATCCAACTCTCATTACTGAGATGGTTAAACAGTATGGATTCCCAATCGTTTCTTCAGTTGGAATGGGATATTTTGTGTATTTCATTTATACTTTCGTGACTACAAAGTTGATGCCGATTATCGGCGAGACTAATACTATTTTGGTTGCATTGATTGATCGCATTAGAATGTTAGATAATGACATGATTAGACTTCAACAGAAAGTGAATGTTATTCTGCAGATGCGAGAGGAAGCAAATAATGCAAATCAAGATAAAACTGGAAGTATTAAAACTCCTAAGCCTTGAATTTGAATTGTCCTCTCCTGGTAAAAAGAAAGAGGGCGATTCAAATGAAAAGAAAGAGTTACCTGCTCCTAGCACTCCTAGCAAGTAGTGCGTCAGCCACAGAGCTGACTCATCAATTCAAGAATCCTTCGTTCTCTGGCATCAATGCTGGATCACAGTGGCTCACGATTGAAAATCAAGAGTTCACTCGCAAGAAAACGATCAACGACAAGCTGGAAGCTGCGTTGAAGGACAAGGCGAATCAAGAAGCCAACTCTATTCTAAATCGTTTCATGAACAACCTGCAGTCGAGAATCTATTCTCAGCTTGCACAGCAGTTGACAAACAATCTGTTTGGTCAGCTTGGCGATGCCAATGGATCGTTTGATCTTGATGGAAACAAGATCGAATACAACAAAGATGCTGAAAATATTACGTTGACCATCACAGGCTCAGACGGTAATATCACAAAGATTACGATTCCTACAAGTGGATTTAAGTTTTAAGATGTTCAGCCGACTAGTATTATTGACAACTCTTTTCTTGTCAGGTTGCGTTGCCACAACAGGCAATGGACTGCTTAACATGAAAGACACGCCAAAGACCGAATACACTGCTCTGAAAGAACTAAAAAACGTCAAACCGCCAGAGCGTCAGGTTGTTGTGGCAGTTTACGACTTCCCTGATCTGACTGGACAGAGAAAAGACAAAGATGGAACATCAAGTCTTTCTACTGCACTGACTCAGGGCGGAACTGCCATTCTAATCGACGCATTGAAGAATGCTGGTGGTGGCACTTGGTTCAAGGTTGTGGAGCGAAACAGAATTGATGATCTGGCAAAAGAACGTCAGATCGTGCGCCAGACTAGAGAAGAATATCTCGGCAAGGAAGCCAACAAATTAGAGCCAATGCTCTTTGCTGGAATGATGCTACAAGGTGGCATTATTGGATACGACAGTAATATTACCACTGGCGGATCTGGCGCGAGATATTTGGGAATTGGAGCAACAGCACAATATCGTAAAGATCAGGTGACTGTTGCTCTAAGAGCAGTGTCTACAAACACTGGTGAAATATTGATGAATGTACAGACATCAAAAACGATATTATCGGTTAGTAATGATCTGACGTTATTTCGATATATGGATGCGGGAACTAGATTAGTCGAAGCTGAGACGGGAATGACCGCTAATGAGGCTAATACGATTGCAGTTAAAATGGCAATTGAGGCAGCTGTTGTACAATTGATTCAACAAGGAATTCACAAAGGATACTGGGCTTATGACCCAGCGTTTAGGGATTTAGTACAGGAGAATAAGAAATGAAAAATGCTATCAAGGCATTCTTTATTATGTCTGTGATGGCAACTTCGTTAGCATACGGTCAGTCAACAACCAACTCGATCTATATCGACCAGGTTGGCGACAACAGTAACATCAGCATTGTTCAGAAAGGACAAGCAAACAAAATCGGCACAGAACAAGCCAGAGTCAGTCTACAAGGCGATGCTCAAACTGTCACTGTGAAGCAGGAAGGCAATACCAATAAGATCGATGGTAAGATTGAACAAGCCGACAATATTGATTACAACATCACTATGACTGGCGATAATAACAATCTAGCATTTGATCATGGCGATGCTTCTTCAGTTGGCGGTTCAAAACTAGTGCTTGCTGTGACGGGTGATTCCAACAACCTATCGTTGACTCAGGGTTCAACTGCATCGGCTACAAATGCTGATCAAGAAATCCATATTACTGGCGACAACAATAGTCATACATCGACTATTAATGCTGACGATGTGAAGAATCGCATCACTGTTATTGGCGATAATAACACTACAACGATGACACAAAATGGATTTGCTGGTAAGGAAGTTACTTCTACTGTGACAGGAAATAGCAACACTATTGGCATCAATCAAACGAGTACGCTAAATGTGGACAAAATTGACATTACGCATACTGGTAATGGTAATACTATTACTATTAATCAGTGCAACGCAGGCGGCACTTGCTAGTATTGGGCAGATATCTGATCTAAAAGGAACGAGCGAGGTTGTTCGAAAGGCTGCGAAGCTAGACGGCAAACTCGCTCTTCCCATAGAGCAGCTTGATAATGTTCAGACTGGTAATGGTCGCGTCGAGATTAAATTCGTTGACGATTCTAACGTCAAGATCACAGAGCACTCGAAACTAATCATTGACGACTTTGTTTATTCAGGCAAGCCTAATACGTCTAAGATGGCACTGAAGTTCGCCTCTGGAACTGTGCGTTTTGCTACAGGTCAGAATGGCAAGATGGACAAGAATAACATCAACCTTCAGACTCCAACGGCGACTATTGCTGTTCGCGGAACTGATTTCGCCACTACGGTTGACGATTTCGGCAAGAGCCTGATTGTGCTTCTGCCTGAAGAAGATGGAACCGTTGGCGAGATCACGGTGTCAAATGCAGCTGGCATGGTGATTCTTAATCGTGCTTTTCAAGCCACTATGGTCTCAACAATGGACTCACGCCCATCACAGCCAGTGATTCTAAACCTTTCACTAGACGCGATCGACAACATGCTGATTGTATCGCCTCCAAAAGAGGAAAAGAAAAACGACGAACTGGTTGACAAACGCCGCAATATTCTTGATCTATCGGAACTAGACATCGATTATCTAAAGGATAATTCGCTGAATGAGAACATGTTCACCTCTGATCTAGACATTAATACGATCAATATCGACTCTCTTTCAGAAGATTTTCTTGCTAGCAATACATTATCAGCTGACAATTGCCAGACTAAAAATAACATCAAACTCTGTGGAACCTCATTTGGCACAGATCAGACTACGCAATTTATCACTATTATCAGCGGCGACTATATTCGTATTACTCGCACCACAGGGCAGTTGGTTGACTTTAGATTTAAATCTGACGTTGGCAAATCGTTATACATAGATAACGGTAAGCCATATTTGATCGAGATTAATGATCCAGCTGGAGGCACGAAAATAAATGTCAAACAAAGCGATTAAAAGCATTTTATTAAGCCCATGGCTGGCTCTCATAACCTTCGGACTGTTACTATCGGTCAAGGTTGCTGATCCATATCTAGTGGAAATGGGGCGTCTAAAGTTCTATGACTATCTGATGATGAAAGAACCGATTCAGTCGGACCAAATCGTAGTAGCAAATATCTCAGAAAAGGCGATTGAAAAATATGGACAGTATCCATTCCCGCGCAAAGTTCATGCGCAAATTATTAAAGACCTTTATAACCACGGTGCGGGTCTTGTTGGTTACAGCGTTCTTTTCGCTGAGCCTGATCGTATGGGTACTGATGGTGCTTTGGGTGACACACTGGCTGTAGCGCCAGTCGTATTATCTCAGACCGTAGGCAACTGCACTAGAAACAACGAATCAACGCGCAAGACTGGCGTTGCTGTAATCGGTGACGGAGAGCCAACTGCGTTCCTGCCGAACTATCCCTGCGTGATCGATAATATTCCGTTGTTCCAAACAAAGGCGGCAGGAGTTGGTATTACTTCGACTCTGCCTGAGGCTGACGGTCTTGTTCGTCGAGTGCCTTTACTTGCGACCTCAAACGGAGAATACTTTCCCGCGTTTTCTCTAGAAATGCTACGTGTTGCGGCAGGAGACCCTTCGTATCAGGCGAAGATAAATTCAACTGGCGTGGAAGCATTGAGAATTCCTCAGTTTAATACGATCAAGACCGACGAGTACGGAAGGGTCTTTGTGAACTGGAATTATAAATTTGATCAAGTTGATTTAGGAAGCAATATTCCCGATCTGACTGGGAAGATTGTTCTAGTCGGTGTGACTGCTGCTGGTATTGCCAATCCTGTGGCAAGTCCATCGGGTGCTCAATATCCGCATACTGTTCAGGCGAATATTCTCCAGACTTTGTTAAACGGAGATACAGTCTCGATACCCAATTGGATTTCATTGGTAGATTACCTTGGATTGATTGCGTTGATTCTTCTTGTTGTTTTCCTGTCGCGTGTCAGCTATTCATATGCATATATTATAGTATTGCTTGTCACCTATACTTATATACCTTTTTATATTTTTAGTAAGAATTTAATACTATTTGATGTATCTTTTAATATAATTATTGCAGCACTAGTTTACATGCATGTGTTCACTGTGAAGTTCATCACTGAACTGATGCAGAAAATGCAGATCAAGAAGCAGTTCGGCACATACCTTTCACCAGCAATGGTTGAGAAGCTGCAGAAGAATCCAGAGTTGTTGAAACTTGGCGGCGAATCTAGAGAACTGTCAATTATGTTCACTGACGTGCGTGGATTTACTACGATCTCTGAGCACTACGGTAAAGACGTTCAGGGTCTGACGAAGATTATGAACCGCTATATGACGGCAATGACTGCAAAAATCATCGAGAATCAGGGCACGCTAGATAAGTATATCGGTGATGCGCAGATGGCATTCTGGAATGCACCGCTAGACGATGCAGAGCATGCAAAGAATGCAGTGAGAACTGGCTTGGCGATGTTGAAAGATTTGGAGAAGTTCAATGAAGAAATTTCTAAAGAAGGGGTTCCAGCATTTGGCATGGGTCTCGGTATTAATACTGACACCGTTGTTGTTGGTAACATGGGTAGCAGTCAACGCTTCGATTATACCTGTCTGGGCGACGGTGTCAATCTGGCAAGTCGTCTCGAAGGGCAGTCGAAACCGTATGGCGTCAAAATTATTATTGGACCAAAAACCGCCGAGTATGTAAAAGACGAATTCTCAGTCCTAGAACTAGATCTTCTGGCTGTAAAGGGTAAAACTGAGCCTGTTCGAATTTACACGATTGTTCCTCCAACTAATAAAAACGCCGAGTACATCCACGAAAACTTCCTGATTCAGTATCGAGCAGGGAACTGGGAAATGGCTAAGAGGCTGATTCCAGGGCTGAAGGTTTCTTGGAATGGAGAAATGACTAAATACTATGACGCTATGTTAGAGAGAATGGAGGGCAAACCTCCTGTGAATTTTGATGGAGTATATAGAGCAACATCTAAATAGGAATTCACATGGACATTCTAGGAAATATTAAGTCAATGCTGGCTGATAGTGTTGATGGATCAGTTTCGTCCAAGAGAGTTGTGACTTTTCTCGCTTTCATTTTGTGTGCGGTTGGCTTTATCGCTAATCTGTTTTGGGGTTATAAGATCGATGAGTTTATTTACAATTCTATGATGTATGTCGTAATCGCAGGATTAGGATTTACAGGATTAGAAAAATTTGCACCTAAATTAAAATAGGAGATGATCATGGGTACATTTATTGTTGTTCTAGCCATTGCAATTCTTGCCGTTGTTGTATTCAAGCTATTAAAGACACCTGATCTAAATGGTGACGGAAAGGTTGATGTTCAAGACGTCGTAGAAGCGACCAAGCAGGTTGCTGAAGAAGTCAAGACCGAAACTGTGGCTGTTGTTGAGAAAGTCAAGAAGGCTCGCAAGCCAAGAAAGCCAAAAGCAGAATAATGCGCAAGACATTCAATCAATTCGTTGCTGAACATATTGTAAAGGTTGGAAGCCAGTATCGTCTAGTCTCTAAAAAGACTGGAAAGAATCTAGGCACATATCCTTCGAAGGCTGGTGCTGAAAAGCGCGAGCGTCAAGTTCAATACTTTAAGCATCAAAATGAATCGGTTGAACATCTAAATGAGCGCGGAGAAGACTCAAAAGGCTATAAGAGACCAACTGAAGACGGTGCTGGCTTAACTCGCAAGGGAGCAAAGGCAGCAGGTGTTAAGACTGCTGTTACAACGCCTCCAAGCAAGTTAGATCCAAAAGGTGAAGCTGCAGGGCGTCGCAGAAGTTTTTGCGCTAGAATGTCTGGCATGCGTGGACCAATGAAAGACGAGAAGGGTCGCCCAACTCGTAAGGCTATGTCGCTGAGAAGATGGAACTGTAATTGATGACTCAACGGCACTCGCTTAATGAGTTCCGTGATATGTTGATTGCAGATAAACAGGGCAGTAATGCTGAGAAATTGGCATTCGCCCTTGGCTTCTTTGAATCGCTGGTTGAGGGTTTGTGTAGCGAACAAAGAAATTTTAATGTTGTTCAGAAACAAATTATCAAGTACATGGAAAAAAGATGAAAACATTTAAAGAACTTATTAATGAACTTAGCATTGACACTCTTAAAAGTCACTCCGTAAAGCGTTTCGCTCAGGCTGATGCTGATTTAAGAAATAAAGGCAATGAATATTCAACACTTAAAGCAAAAGGCTTAAAGTCTCTGCGAAAAGCGATGAAGAAGCAAGACCCCGAAGGCTACGCACGCGCAGAAAAAAATGACACTCGCGGGTATGATCAGCCTAATCGATATCATGGAGATTAATTTGAAAAAGTTTATTGCATTGACTCTAATTTTTCCTTCGATTCTGTTTGCTAATGGAATCGACGATAAGTGCCCATCATTTGTTATTAATGGTGCGCCTGTAAGTTCTATCAAGACAGATGATCAATACATCTGCAAAAAGAACTATGCGATTCATTATCGCTTTGACACCAAGACAGCTGAGTATGTCGTAGAGCATCCAACTGTTGCTGCCATTCAAGGTGGCGCAAAACGCAAAGATGATTTCCGTGTAGACCCTGCTATCGAAAAGAAGAACCAGTCAACTCTTGCTGATTATGCAACTGCTGGCAACATCTACGACCGTGGTCATCTTGTTCCTGCTGGTAACAATACGCAGAGCGACGAGATCATGTCAGAATCATTCTTCCTCTCAAACATGGTCCCTCAAGTTGCGAACAATAATCGTGGTATCTGGAAACAGTTAGAAACAGCAGTGCGCAATTTTGTTGTTGCTGGTAATGATTTGTATGTAATCTCTGGCACAATTTATGACAAAGATTATAAAACAATCGGTGATAATAAGGTCGGTGTGCCAACTAAAGTTTGGAAGGTTATTATTAACAAAACCAATGGCAAGTCTATCGGTTTCATCTTTCCTAACGAAGCACTACCTGTAAAAGATCTACCTAAGTATGCAATGACAGTTAAGATGGTTGAAGCTGCAACTGGTATTGATTTTTCGCCAAAGCTACCAGCTGGTGACAAATCAGAAATCGCATTCCCAACAGCAGCAGACTGGGCAGGAGCATTGTAAATGCTAATCCCTCTACCTTATAAGATTCTTGCTATCGTTTTTGTTGTTGGTGGTGCATTTGGATATGGTTTCAAGAAAGGCAACGAAAGAGCCGAAATTGAGATCAACAAATTCGCAAACGAAACAGAGACATTGAAAATTGAACTTGAGAAAGAACAGAACAACATCAAAGAGAAAGTTGTCACTGAATATGTGGATAAGGTGAAGGTCGTCAAGGAGAAAGAATATGTTTTACAGCAAGCAGCTACTAACAACGTTCCTAGTCAGTACAATCTGTCTAATGGCTGGGTGTACATCCACGATCACGCGACTGGTTCCGAAAGTGGAATTCCCGACCCCACCGCAGCAGCTGATGCAACCGCCTCAGACGTTAAAGACAATCAAGCCCTCCTCACAGTCCTCACCAACTACTCAGTCTGCCTCCAAAACGCCCAGCAATTAATCGGGCTGCAGAATTGGGTCATCGAGACAGATAAATCCGTAACCAAACAGAATGAGTCGCGTGGCATCAAACTTCCTTGGGGAAAATAAATGAAATCGTACAAAGAATTAAAAATTCAGCTTTCTGAAAAAGATGACCATGAGTAT